AACTTCTAAGAATGAGTCGAAGATTATTTGAGGAACAGTTCCTGTTCCAGGTGCGGACATTGTTCTGTTTAAAGCGCCGTTTAAGCTTTCAGAAATGAAAGCAGCGTTTAATACTGGAAGTGTTGAGAAGTCCTGAGAAAGATGCCAAGCATCTAATGAGGATGCAGCATCAGAACGGAACCTTCCTGTTATTAATGAGGGTTTGTATCTGAGTTCGGACCAATGTTCATTGTACCCGAATACATCGTCATCGGCTGATGTGCCTTGAGCGAATATTTCTTTGTTGAGTACTGCTTGTTCGCCTAAGTTGGCGAAGGTGGGGAAATAGAAATCGTATCGATCTGTTCGTGAGAACATTCTATTTATCCCTTGTTGATATGTTAAGTCTGCTCTTACGTTAACTAAACCGAGTATTACTCCATGTTCCACGAAGGATTTAGAATAACCGGATCTTGACGATCCTGTAACGAAGGCAGCTTGATTACCTTGAGGGGTTGTGTCTGATTGACCTGTTTGAGTAACAGGATTTACATTGATCATTTGTGTTGAGCCACCGAGATATTCGGGGCGTTGAAGTCTACTATCGGGTGAATTTACTCCGAAGTGAGCTTTTAATATTTCGAAATAGCGTGTACCGCCTCGATTGTCGAGTTCGAGTAGTTGTTGGGTTGCAACAGCTAAACGTAGATCGTTTATTGGTATTGCAGTTGCATTTGATAGGTCGGCAGTTAGATCTGCTACTAATCCAGAATTGCCTTGTGCTTCGGTGACTACACCGACGGCAAATTCGTCGGTCATTTGACCGCCAGTAGTTGAACTGAATTGGGGTAGAGTTTGATTGTAGTGATTACGACCTGAGTTTAATTGTTCTGTTCCCTTTTGATATAGACCGAATTCGTCTGGATCGGCTGCATTTAGATCTGTTAAGCCGAGTGATTTTCCATCACCGAATATTGGCCCGGTGACAGGAAATGTACCGGATAAGGCTATGGATACTGGGTCGCCTTTTTGGGGTTGAGGGAGACAAGATGTAAAGTAGTCGTGGCGCTTGCCACGTGTTGTAATTGGATAGTTTGCTATTACGTCGGGCCCATCTCCTGAGAGTTCGCCAAGAGCGTCAATAAGGTTTTCGTCCCTAAACCATTCGTTGTATATTTTTATGTAAGCTCTATGCCAGAGGGCAGATGCTGAGAAGGCTTGGCCCGGAGGTATGCCGAGATAATCTGAAAGATCTTGTACGGCACCTGTCCCAGTGACCTGGGGTATTTGGTATTCAACCGCTGGTGAATTTGGAGTATTGTTTGCGCCCATGAATTCTTCCCAGTGATCCCATAGGATCCTGTTTGGTACGAAGAAATAGAATGTATCTAAGAACATATTGTCCATAATTGGAAAGTTTAGTGTCGAGCTAAGTCGAGCAAAGATGTTTGCTTTTACATCTTGTGAATCCCCTGGTAGGATTTCATCCGCATAGAAGGGAATAATGTGATCTACATTGAAAGTAGATTTGTGTGAATGTGATCTGTTAAATACAGATCTTTGTTTTGATACTGTTGGATTTCGAGAGAAATCTTTTTGAGCAGGCATGTTTGAGCGCATGAGTTTTTACTCCTTTATAGTGTATTTTAATTTTTTTTTTAATTTAGTGAATTTCATTTTATTCAATTATACATATTTTTTTTTACTGAACCTAGTATTTTTTAAATTTGGTGTCAGTAAGTACAGTTACATCAAGAGAGTTACTGTACTTACCGACGGGCATCTATGCCGCACCTCCATTTTTTGGGCTTTTCGTGGATTTTTCAGAATCCTCTATTTCGCCCTCTGGAGTGCCTTCTGGAGTAGAAGTCGGTTTTTTAGAGTTCTCCTTGTGTTCCTTTGAATAAAGGCTGTGAAGGAGCTCTTTGGTAGGTTTAATCAAACCTAGTTCGATCCCTTCTCTTATATTTTTCTCATCTTTCAGATAAGCAAGAAGATTTGAGGGATCGTTTTGGAATTTTGCACGAACCGATGGCTTTAATTGTGCAAATTGTTGTTGGACTCTTGTGACACGATTTAATTGTTCTGTGAAGTCCTCGACATCAGTATGATCCATGTAGATTGGCATTTGGCTAGTCCCCTGTGGGAGTTCGCCATGTGATAAAAATCGACTAACGATTTTATTCACGTTGGTTTCGTCTTTGAATTGTTGTTGGACCTTAGTTTTAGTGCCAGTTGAGATTCCTTTTTTACTCATTTGGGGCCTCCTGTAGTTCTGTTACGTTCATTTCAAATACAGGTTTTTCTTCGAGTTTGAATTCACATCGGCCTTCGTCCCATTCGCCGACATAATATATTTCATAATCGGTAGGAAATTGGGCAATTAGTGATTTAGGGTCCTTTAAGACGTTTATTAGATTTCGTTGTATTTCAACGATTGATGGAACAAACATCGGTCTAAGGTATGTTGACATTTTTTTATCGAATATTGTGTAAATTTTCATTTTTCTACTCCGTTGTTATTGTTGTTTTCTTGGTAATTGTTTATTGATTTTATTTCTAAGGATAGATTCCTTAGTATTGAGTCGAGAAGGCGTGTTATCTTCAGCACGTGCTTCTGCATGTTCTCTCCTTCTGAGTTTAATTGTTTCAAGTTTGAGGAAATTTGTTTCGGATTCAGATTCAAATTTTGAATCATAAAAGATTGGCGTCGAGCACTGTATTCCGCCTCGGATAGTGACTTTACCGTCTGTTCCATCTTGGTAAAAGTCTGATTTATATTTGTCATAGAATTTTTTACCGATTCCAGGATTTCTGGACATTGTTTGATATTCGGGTTCGATTTGATAAATCTCTCCAGTTGATTTGTTAATTCGTTCATAGTGTTTATCTAGTTCATATTGTGATCGTGCTTTCCATTTTTTCATAATGTAGCGTGATACATAAGCACAAGACTCGAAAGTAACATTGCCAATGATAACGTTACCATGAGACCATATATTGTTAAGCGTTTGACTTTGGTAGAGTTTGTTGCCATTGTGAGCTTTATAATACTTTTTATCAGGTACATCGAGATTAAATACAATAGCATGATAGTGGGGGCGTTCTGTTTCATCGCCGTATTCGCCACATGCGTAATATCGGATGTTGTAGCCATGTTTGCGTAAGCGTTTCCAAAAACGCTGTAAGTGAGGCTTAAATAGAGAGCGATTAGTAGGTATTTCATCATCATTGTATGTAAGAGTTAAGTATTGATTGTTGTCGTGTAGTTTAGATTCGTGTCCGTTACGAAGAGCCCAGAGGCGGGAATGTTCGAGGCGACAGCCCCAACATTGTCCGCAGCGGACCTTTAGTTCTGAGCCGGGTAGACCATTCGCTTTATTAAAGACGATGGGGTGTTTGCCAGTTGTACTTTTACCATTTCTACTCCTATAGGCTGTGTACGGTTTATTGCAGGGCATATATACCTTTATGTTATGTGTGATTGGGGTAGCCCCCCCAAACGGGGCGTTGTTTAAAGTCTGATTCCACCTCTTTTGCTTGTAGATCTATTCATTTTGTGTGTACCAGATTTTCGTGAGAAATCTTTTTTTGATTTTTTACTGCTTAGTGATTTTCTAAATTTAGACATTTGTTGTACTCCTTTGTCGTTTATTAATTTTAAAGTTTATTTACCTAAGAGTTTTAATAGTAATGGGAGATAGGTTGTTGCACCTTTTCCCGTTGATCCCATGTTTTTATATAGATCTGAGGTTGACTTTGCTTCATTAATATTGTAATGAAGTAGTTTTCTGTTTACTCGCTCGGATTGCCATTTTTCATTAGCCAGTGCGCCTTCTTCGGCGTATTTTTGTTCCAGAGCTGAGTTAGTGGCTGTATTTTGTAAAATAGCAGCACGTTCGATTTTGTTTTTACTTGCTGCGAGACCAGTCTCGATAGCACCCTTTAGGGGATTTTCTGGTGTGAAGGCTGTACCGCTTGGGGTACTGGAGCCTCCGTATTTACCAGTTAATAGGGGATTTAGGCCGGCTGCTTTTAGATCGGCCATTTCGCGACGGTGCGCGGTATTAGACATGCGTTCTTGAAATTTTCGTTGATTGCTAGCGGATTTCATCCCGAGGGCTGAACTTCCGACAGAGCCGAGGGCCGAAAGGCCCCCGCCTATCAAGGCTGCTGTTGTTACAGGTTCCATTTATAACCTCTTGAGTCCAGGTGTAGAATAGGTTGGCATGCAACGAGCATGTTTAACTTCTAAGAATGAGTCGAAGATTATTTGAGGAACAGTTCCTGTTCCAGGTGCGGACATTGTTCTGTTTAAAGCGCCGTTTAAGCTTTCAGAAATGAAAGCAGCGTTTAA